AAAGATAACGCCAAAGGAGAAATGGAATCATCTCTAAAGTCAGAGATTGATAACCTAACTACTCAGTATGTAGAGAAGAGTGACGCTCTTAATAAGAGAATGGATGACATGGAAATAGCTGCAAAGAAAACACTTTCTGGCGCTACTCCTCAATCATTTAAATCAGCTATCGAGGGCGCTCTAAAAGATGGCGCTTTAGATTCAATGGTAAAAGGAAACGCCAACGCTGCTCGTTTTGAAGTAAAAGCTGACATGAGCCTAGGCGCTGATGTAACTGGTGTAATTGCCGCTGAAACTATCGTAGATCAAATCAAATACGATCCTAGCCGCTCAGTACATATTCGCTCATTACTACCTTTAGGATCAACTGATGGACAAACTATCCGTTTCCCTAAAGAGTCTGCATATAGCGACAACGCCGCTGCAACAGCTGAGACTAGTGCATTTGGACAGTCTGACTTCGATCTAACAGCTTCAACTGTAAATGTCGAGAAAATCGGTACTTACATGAGAATCACTGGAGAGATGTTAGATGATATTAAGCAATTAACTTCATATCTTTCTGCTAGAGTTCCAGAAAAAGTTCTTTCTGTAGAGGATAATGAAATCTTAAATGGGGATGGATCATCACCAAACTTAGATGGATTATTTACTGATGGCGCTGCATTTGCCGCTGGAGGTTTTGCTTTAGCTATTGAGTCAGCTAATGAGTTTGACGTGCTTACAGTTGCTTTAAATCAACTCGCATTGTCTAACTACCAGGCGGATACTATTTTGTTGAACCCAACAGATCTACATAAAATGATCTTGTTGAAGTCAACTGCTAATGAGTACTTGAGAAATCAAATCTTTAGTGGTTTACAGCCAACAATCAATGGAATCCCTGTGACAGTTAACACGGCAGTGACTAGCGGAAAATTTCTTGTAGGTAATTTGCGCCAAGCTAGCCAACTCTGGATCAGAGAAAACCTAGCTGTTGAGTTCTCAAGAGAGGATAGCGATAACTTCCAAAAGAATTTCGTAACTGTACGAGCAATGGAGAGAGTAGCTTTAACTAACTACCTACCTAATGCAATTGTACAAGGAACTTTCTCAACTGCTAAAGCTGCTTTAGAGACTGCATAAAAACAGTTAACACAGCTCATTTAATAGTGAGAATTTTATTCAAGAGGGTAGCCTTTATAGGTTGCCCTTTTTTTATGCTCTAGAAAATAATTTCCCCATAAATTTGGAATTTCAATATAAATCTTTAAATTTGAGGAAACAAACAAAAATAAACATGAGAAATATCATTAAAAATTTTAAACAGACATCGGAATATGAAGTCCTATCAGAGATCTTTAAATTAAAAAGATTAGGCTTGGCAATCATTTTTAACATTTTAGGATTTGCCTCCATGTACGGAATTCTCGAATTATATTTAATATATAAATACGGATCTTAAAATGGAATTGCAGCAAAAGGTGAGGATTGTTTTAATAGTGGGATTTATTGCCTGGGGATTATCTCTGGGCTTTAGATTCCAAGCCGTATGGGATGCACTTGTTATGTTCGTAATATCTTACACTTTAATACGTTTCAGCAATGATTAATGATCCTTATGATTTTTATTTAAACAGTGTAAGAGGCTTGACTGACAAAATGAAGCCAGAGGATTATGTATATCTTAGTGAGTTGATCTGGGAATACACCGATAGACTAGACAAAATTAAAAAAAGGTAATATGGAGTTTTTTGACCACACACCGCCAGATGATTACGAGGGAGGCTATTGCAGAGTTTGCGACCGACCTAGTTACGGCGACGACATTTGCAGTGATGATTGCTTTAGGGCATTTATGATGTAAATACTTTGTTTTCATTTTGATAATTAAAACCCTAGAAATTTCATCTGGGGTTTTTTTTGTAGTTTTATTTTGTGGATAATAACCAAAGAGGTTGTTTGGCGGAATATCTTTTCGCTACTGAGTGCATGAAACGAGACTATCAAATTTCAATGCCTTTGATGGATTCATCCCTTTATGATTGTATAGTGGATACAGGAGAGAGACTCCTTCGAATTCAGATTAAATCCTCAACTAAAACTCCAGAAAATGATCGACTCAATAATGTTCATATTCCGCTACAAAATAACAAACGAAATTATAGTAAAGAAAAGATTGACTACTTTGCTGTCTGGTCTGATTTTTTTGATGGTTGGTTTATTTTTAAAAATACTGGAAAAATGCAATCCATAAGAGTTTCATTAACTGGTAAGAATAAAAAATATTTTAATAACTTTGAATTTAATTAATGATTTGTAAAATCATAGTTGTTTGGTTTGTTAAGGGAAGCGCTAGATAATCACTGGCGCTTTTTTTTTATCTTTGTTGTAAATTATTAGATATGAGAATCAAAATATTAAAAGACGTCTATTCTAGCAATGGCTGGAGAAAAGAAGGTGAAGTTTATGACATGGATCCTAAAACAGCTCAGCATTATATATCTAAAGGAATTGGAATAGAGCAAAAGGAAGAAAAAGTCAAAAAAGAGACTAAAGAGGCAAAGACTCCAAAGAAGCGTGTCACTAAATCCAAAAAATAATGCATGATATAAAGATCAACTCCGTAACTGGTAGTGAGGTTATCACTACTCAAGATGTAAAGGACTTTGTAAGAATTGACACTGATGCTGATGATGACATCATAGACAGAATGATTACAACTGCTAGAATATGGTGCGAAAACTATATCGGAAAAGATATAGTAGCTAAAAACAGAACTTTCTACTTTCAGGAGGTTGATCAAAGATTTACCCTTCCATTTTCGCCTATATCATCGATCAGCTCAGTAACTTCTAAGGATGTCGCTGTCGATTACGACACTTATGGTTTAGATGATACCATGATTGAAATAGGAACTTTACCAGCTGAGGAGGTTAAGGTGACCTACGTGACCACAGGATTAAGCGACTCACTAGTTAAAGAGGCTATACTTCACCTAGTGTCTACATATTATGATAATAGATCGGACTTTAAAGTTGGAACTATTGTTTCAGAGGTTCCCACAAAAACAAAAGAAATTTTACAATCATTTAAAACTATGTATTTTTAATGGATGCTGGGAAATTAAACACCAGAATTGAAGTCAAGCGACTTACTAAAACCTCCGATGGGTTTGGCGGAACTACGTCAACAGATGAGGTTGTACATACTTTGTGGGCATATAAGAAGGATGTCAGTGGAAATATAACAGACACTGAGGGCAAAAGAGGTAGGTCGGTAGAGATTGAACTAGAGATGAGAAAAAAGGCAGCGGATCAAATACTAGATGATGATCTTATAAAGATAAAGGACAAGGATGGACTTTATAGAATAAACGCCTTTTATGATAGTGAACAGGACTTTTTTACAATTATAAAAGCCACTAAACTAGATTAATATGGAGTTAAATAAATCTGATTATAAAAAACTCCAGGACAAGTTGATCAAACTCAAGGCGATTGATAAAATAGCACTATCGACAGAGATAGGAAAAGGCGCTCTAAATATTGCTAGAGATATGAAAAGAAATGCGCCAGTTGACAAAGGGAATTTAAAAAGAAATATTAAAGCTGTTGTAAATAACAAACAAGCCGAAATAAGATCAGACGCCAATTATTCTGGATTCGTGGAATTTGGAGGCGGAACTCCCAGAAGAACTGGAGAGATCCCTTTCTTTTATCCAGCCGTAAATAGAGGAATATTAAAAATGATGATCAGCATAGAAAACACAATTAAAAAACTACTCAAATGAATGAGGCTATCCACTTTATTAGAAGGGCAATTATAAGCCGTTTAACGGATGCAATTACTGTTGATGGCGATTATGTACCAGTTTATAATAGAGTGCCTAATAATGCTTCTGAGCCATATATAAGAGTTTATTCGGTGACATCTACAGAGGTGGATCAAAACATTGATAGTTTCATGATGGATTGCTCTACCAGAATTGAAGTTGTGACTTCGTTTTTAGGTGATGATGGCGGTGAGCTGCAATCTAATCAAATAATTTCTGAGGTTTTAGATTTGATTAGGACTAGGTCCAGTGGTTATTTTGATCTTAGTTCTGATGGATTTAATGTTTACACTTGCACTAGTGAAGGAACTAATTATCTTTATGAGGATACTGGAGAAAAGACGTATTACAGAGCGATTCTAAGTATATCTAATAGAGTAGAACAGACATCATAAAATGGAAGATTTAAAAATATATAGTCTAGCTTTTGTAAGTTTAATTATTGGTGGCATTCAATCCATAAATCCATGGATCCAGTTCATGGTTTTAGTTTTGACTGTCGTTTCGCTTGTGGTAAAAATTAAAAAAGATTTAAAAAGGTAAAATTATGTCCCCAAAAATAGATATTAATAATGATGGAAAGGCGGATTTCAGTATCTCGCCAATGCAAATAATTACAATTGGAGCCATGTTCGCTTCTGTAATTGGTTCTTACTATACATTAAATAATAGAACTTCATTACTTGAGGAGGAGGTCTCTAAATTGCAGTATAATCAAAAGGAGTATACTTGGAAAAACCAAAGAGAGCTGGAGGATCAGGTTAAAGAAATTGAATTGACTCTCAGAGATTTCATGAAGGATTTGGAATACCTAGAAAAAGATAACGACAAAAAACGAAGGTGAAAACAGCTACAGTTGGAAACACATTAAACTATAAATTAAATTCAAATAATATGGAAACTTTATTGATTATTATAACTGGAATAATTGCCATCTCAGCGATTGTCATGGTATTAGCATCTTATAATATTGTAAAAGACGAGAATGGAAACAAAATACCAGATTGGCTGGAGGATAAATTTCATGACATTAAAGAAGAAATTAAAAAGATAAAAAAATAAGCAATGAGATACATCAGCAAACATGTCAGTTGGGGGGAGGCGATAAGGAGCAAAACGGCAGAAAAAAAAGAAATCGAAAATGTGCCAGGAAATGTCCAAATTGTGGCAATGAAGAAACTTGCAAAAGAGATATTTGAGCCGTTAAGAGAGTGGGCAAATGAGCCAATTCGTGTGAATAGTTTTTTTAGATCGCCAGAATTATGTGAGGCTATAGGTTCAAAATCTACAAGTCAGCACACCAAAGGTCAAGCGATCGACATTGACGCAATGGGTAAAAAAACAAATGCTGAATTATTCAACTACATAAAAGATAATTTAAACTTCGATCAACTTATTTGGGAGTTTGGCGATGATGAAAATCCAGATTGGATTCACGTTTCTTATGTTGGTGCAAATGGGAACAGAAACAGGATCCTTAAAGCAGTAAAAAAAGGTAAAAAAACAACTTACGAAATCTATGCTTAAAATGCTATTGTCACTTATCGGAAAAGGGGACTCTGGGAAGTCCAATATTGGTGGCTTGGCTTTAGATATTAGGGAAGCTATAAAAGGCAAGGAAATGGATCCTCAACGCCTTATAGAACTCCAGGCAGAGATCAATAAAGTAGAGGCGCAAAACAGAAGCGTTTTTGTTGCTGGTTGGCGACCTTTTATCGGTTGGGTTTGTGGGGTAGCGTTTGCATTTCATTATATAGTGATGCCATTGCTCTTGGCTTATACAGATATGAAACCAGTCGAGTTTGATACGAATAGCCTGTTTACTGTTTTAATGGGTATGCTAGGACTAGGAGGATTGAGAACATACGAAAAATTAAAAGATAAAAGTAAGTAATGGCAACAAGAGATTTATATTCAGCAAATAATTTTCACCGAATGAGTTTTGGTGATTATGGAATGAGGACATTAATTAAAGGTTTGGAAAATTTAACAACAACAAGTGGTGAATATTTCTGCATGATTGAATGTATTACTTCGGCAACTTTTGATGCAACTAATGACACGCCAGCTGGAGACACTACGCTCACTGATTATGATCTGTTAGATGGTCAAATTATTTACGGAAATTTTACAGATATAACACTGACCAAAGGTCACATTATTTGCTATTTACGTCACGTGCCACAATGATAGGCATAACTAGAAATATAAAGCAAAAAGTTGGCAGATATAGAAAGAACGTATTGAAGAAAATTAAAAACTTAATTTGGCAAAACAAGAATTTCAATTTTGATGAATTAGATGAAAATTGGGAAGCCTAAAAATTAGTAAATTTGTAAAAAATAAATTATGGGTACTACATTAACTGGGAATAAAATAAAAGATACTTATAAGTCGCTAATAAAAATTACTGATTCAACGGAAGCTGGGTCAAGTGCGAAACAGTTATCTGATGGCGACGGAAATGATTTAGGTCTTTATGTTGATACCGATGGGGTTTTTGGTATTGGCGCACCAGCTAATGTAAGCCTAGATATATCAAGCGCAACAGATGCAATTGGTTTGCCAGTAGGTACAACAGCAAACAGACCAAC